GTTCATTCTGGCCGTGGCAGGGCCGGAAGGGGAAGAGACCTGGGCGGATTACGTCACGCGTCTGGCCGCGCTTCAAAACGGCATTGCGTCCAGCGCGGTGCAGCTGGTGCCGCGCCTGTGGGGGAATGAGCCAGGCGTGCTGGCTGGTCGCCTGTGCAGTCGTGCCGTCACCATTGCCGACAGCCCGGCGCGCGTGAAAACCGGCGCGCTGCTGGATATGGGCAGCGATGATTTGCCGATTGATGGCGCGGGCGAGCCACTTGATCTGGCCACTCTTCAGGCGCTGGAAAAACTGCGCTACAGCGTGCCGATGTGGTACCCGGATTACGACGGCTTTTACTGGGCTGACGGGCGCACGCTGGACGTGGAGGGCGGTGATTATCAGGTGATTGAGTATCTGCGCATTGCCGACAAGGTGGCGCGCCGCGTGCGCCTGCTGGCCATTGCCCGTATTGCCGATCGCTCGATGAATACCACGCCGGGCAGCATTGCAGCGACGCAGCAGAACTTTGCGAAGCCGCTGCGCGAAATGTCGCAGTCCGTCCAGATTAACGGCATCCGCTTTCCCGGCGAGGTGAAGACGCCGCTGGATGGTGACGTCACCGTCAGCTGGAAGACGGCCAGCAAGGTGGAAATTTATATCGTGATGCGCCCGGTTGAATCACCGAAAGAAATCACCGTGGGACTGGTGCTTGATACCAGCATCAACAAAAGCGAGGTAGCAGCATGAGCCAGCGTATCAGCGGCCAGTCGTTTGACGTGAATATTGACGGGGAAATGCTCCACGTTGAAAAAATCTCTCTCGATGTCACGGATAACACCGCCGCCGCATCAACGCGCGGCGTGCCGGATGGTTTCACCGCCGGTGACGTGGCCGGAGAGGGTGAGATTGAACTCAGCAGCAAGGTGTTCCAGCAGCTGACGGCGAAAGCCAGAGCGGCGGGTTCATGGCGCGGCATTGATGTGGTCGATTTCCTGTTTTACGCGAAGGTGGGCAGCGAAGAGGTCAAGGTGGAGGCGTTCGGCTGCAAGCTGATTATCAGCAACATCCTGGACATTGATCCGAAGGGCGGCGCGCTGACCACGCATAAGGTGAAGTACTTCGTCACCAGCCCGAAATTCATCAACATCAACGGCGTGCCGTATCTGGAGTCGTCGGCAACGGAAAGCCTTATCAGCTAAGGAAGCAGTAATGCAGGAGCACGAAAAAAGCCTATACACCCTGCTTGTGATGGGGGCGCTGATTGCACTGGGGAAGGTGCTGGCCAGCAATGAAAAAATCACGCCGCGTCTGGTAATCGGGCGCGTGATCCTCGGTTCCGCCATTTCCACGGCGGCAGGTGCGGCGCTGATTCAGTTCCCGGATATTTCGCCGGTGGCCATCAACGGGCTGGGCGCAGGGCTGGGGATTCTGGGGTATCAGTTCTGTGAATTATGGCTGCGCCGCCGGTTAGGTGGCGATAAACGGGAGACAAAAGAGTGACGCTATCGGAAAAACAGCAGCTTTTCACTGCGCTGATTGCGCAGCTGATCACCTTTGCGCAGGACAATGGCATGCGCCTTACGTTTGGCGAGGCTTACCGCACGCCGGAGCAGGCGGCGCTGAATGCAAAGAACGGCAGCGGCATCAGTAACAGTCTGCACACGCAGCGGCTGGCGGTGGATTTTAACCTCTTCGTTAACGGCCAGTACAAAACCCGCACCGAGGATTACCAGGCGCTGGGAGAATACTGGGAATCGCTGGGCGGCAGCTGGGGCGGGCGCTTTAAAAAGAACCCGGACGGCAATCACTTCAGCCTGGAGCATAACGGGGTGCGCTGATGGCCAGACAGGTTCTGTTTGCGATTGCCGGTCTCGCGCTGGCGTTCTGGGCAGGCTGGACGGGTGCAAACTGGCAGCGCGACAGCGTGGAACTGGTGGCCGAACGTGCCGCCGGGCTGGCCGCCGATAAGGCGCGCAGTGAGTTGCAGGGCGTGGCCAGCGAATCGGCCAGAGCGCTTGAGGTAAAACTGGAGGAGTTAAAAGGTGCGATCCCCGACGGATTACGCACTGAAGTGGTTAAGCCTGTTTTTACTAACGTGTGCGTGTCTGATGACTTTGTCCGCATGTACAACGAAGCCAGCGAAAAAGCAGAGCGTACCCTTTCAGGAAAATCTAAAAACTAAATGCCCGGTTAATCTTCCACGATTACAGGGAAATGACGGCAGAGCAGCAGCGGAATTATTAACGACGTGGGTTGAACTTTATTCAGCCTGTGCGGCTCGCCACAATCTGATTGTTGATGAAATTATATTAAGAGAGAAAAAGAACCATGAGTGAAAAATTTATTGAAATGAAAATTGCGGGTAAAGACGTTTCTTTTTCACCGAACGTCACTGCGTATAACAAATATATCAACGAAATCACGATGGGAAATAAAGTTTCCCCGGCGCATAACTTTCTGGTGCGCATCGTAACGCCGGAAACAAAGGAAGCGCTAACAGAGCTGCTGGAGCGTCCCGGTGCGGCTTTACAGATTGTGGGTAAGGTTCTGGATGAATATACGCCGGAACTGGAAATCACCGTAAAAAACTAACCGAGCGGGTTCGTAATATTGATACCAACGGACTCGAACAATATTCAATTTTACGCCGTCGCTGGCTTCCCGGTGAGGAAGACAGTTTAGACAGCCTTTCCGCCGCGTTGTGGCTTGATAACCGTTACTGGGAAAACCAGCGCATTGCCGTCGCCAACGGCATCGCGCTGGCACTTAAGGGAAGCGAATGAGGCAGCTGGAATTTACGTTAGCGCTGATCGACAAAGTGACGCGGCCGCTGCGACAGGCGCAGGCAGGCGTGACGGAGTTTGCGGATAAATCCCGCGCCTCATTCCAGCGGGTTGCCGTGGGCGGGGCGGCGTTGTGGGGCGTCGGGCAGGCCATTAAGGGCGCGCTTGGCCCGGCGATTGAAATGTACGACGCGCTTCAGGAGCAGTCAGCGCGTGGCATTGACAGTTCAGCGCTGAAGCAGGTGGAGAAAGACGCGAACACCTTCGCCATGACCTACGGCAAAAGCGCGGTGGAGTTCGTGCAGTCAACGTCCAGCATTAACGCGGCCATTGGCGGACTTACCGGCACCGAGCTGCCCAAAGTCACGCAGGTGGCCAACCTGATGGCGGCGGCGGTGGGCAGTTCGGCGGCGGAGTCGGCGGAGTTTCTGGGCCAGATGTTTGGCAACTTCAGGGAAGAAGCGGACAGGCTGGGCAAGGTGCAGTTTGCCGAGCAGCTGGCTGACAAAATGGCGTTTATGCGCCAGCGCTTTGGCGTGGAAATGGGGCTGGTTAAAGACCTGATGGAAGGCGCGCGCGGCGTCGGCACAAACTATGGCGTCGGGCTGAATGAGCAGCTGGCCGTGATGGGTGAGCTACAGCGCACGCTGGGTTCAGAGGCGTCCGGCGCGTATGAAGGCTTTCTGACCGGAGCCGAAGGCGGTGCCAAAAAGCTGGGGCTGAGCTTTAAAAATTCGGCTGGCCAGATGCTGTCTATGCCGGAGATTCTGACCAAATTACAGGGCAAATACGGCGACAGTATCGCCGGAAACGTGGAGGCGCAGAAGGCGCTTGATGACGCGTTCGGTGACAGTTCGGCGGTGGTCAAGCAGCTGTGGGGCAACGTCGGCACGCTTCAGCGCAACATTACCGAGCTGGGCGGGAGCGACGGGCTTAAGCGCACGCAGGAAATGGCCGCGAAGATGGTGAAGCCGTGGGACAGGTTCATTGAAATCCTGACGGCCATCCGGCGCGTGATCGGGATGACGCTTATCCCGGTGCTGTATCCGCTGCTGAACCGCCTGGCGGATATGGGGCAGACGTTTGCGCGCTGGATGCAGATGTTCCCGAACATCGCGCGCGTGGTTGGTTATGTTGCGCTGGCGGTGCTGAGTTTTGCCGGAGCCGGTGCGCTGGCCAATATCGTGATGGGCGTGGGCGGCTTCGTGATGGTTGGGTTGACGGCCATCTGGCGCGGTCTGCTGCTGGTGACAAAGCTGTACACCGGGGCGCTGTGGCTGGCGCAGAAAGCCACGCTGGCTTATGCCGCTGTCATGCGCACACTGCGCGGCGTCCTGCTGGCGGTACGCATGGCGGCCATGCTGACCGGGACGGCCATTAACTTTATGAGCTGGCCCATTCTGCTGATCGTCGGCGCGATTGCGCTGCTGGGTGCGGGTTGCTACCTGCTGATTTCTCACTGGGACGCGGTGAAAGCGGCGGTAATGGATACCGCAGCCTTTCAGGTGGTGACGGCGGCGATTGAATACGTGGCTGGGGTGTTTGGCAAGGCGTGGGCCTCCATCAAAGACGGCTGGAATAGTTTCGTCGCGCTGCTGGCCGGGTTTTCCGTCACGGCGACGTTAGGCGGCATGGCGTCCGGGATTATGAAGTTGTTCGCCAATTTATGGGACAGCATAAAGCAGACGGCGCTGAGTTCACTGAACTGGATTATTTCAAAGCTGAATAAAATTCCAGGCATTGATATTTCGGAGCTGGGTGCACCCGTGCCGACGCCGCCGGTCATGGAAAATAACTTATCTACCGGCGGCCAGCTTAAAGGCATAGATTCCGGTGGCGTGAGTAAAACCATTAACAGCAATAGTCGCGCCGTCACGGATAACAGCCGCCGGATTGATAAGGTGGAAATTAATATGGCGAACGGAATGACGCCGCAGCAATTAACCGAGTGGCAGGAGCTTGCCGGATGAGTGAATTACTTTATATCGATCTGCTTATTGAGAATGGCGACTTTGTTTTAAATACGGGTAATGAACCCGTGACGTGTAATAACCGCAAAAGTATTCAGCAGGATATTGCGCACGCCATTCTTGAATCCGGCCTGCTGACCGAAATGATCGCCGAGAGAAGCCCGACATTACGCGCCGATATTCTGACGCGTCTTGAGCTGCTGATTGAGGACGATGAGCGGATTATCCCTGGCACCATTGAGCTGACCGAGGAAACGCTTTCCCGCCTCTGGGTGACGGCCAGCACGTATGAGTTCGGCGCGATTTCTTACGGAGTGGATATATGACGGAAAAGCCGCAGGTTGATTTTACGGAGGTGGTGAAGGCCAGCGGGATGCCGGTGACGGATGCGGAGCTGCGCGCGAAGTTCACCGCGATTGCAGCTGAAGAGGGGCTTATCACCAACACATCCCGAATGTCGCCATTCTGGCGGCTGGTCACGGCCATTATTACCGCGCCGGTGCTGTGGCTGATCGATGTGCTGGTGAACACCGTGCTGGCCAATATGTTTGTGGCCACCGCCAGCGGCAAGCTGCTGCGCCTGCTGGCATGGGCGGTGAACGTGACCGCCAAACCGGCGAGCCGTGCGGAGGGCGTGATCCGGTTCTGGAAAGAAAGCGCCGGTGCTGAGGTGATGGTGACGGCAGGCACGCGGGTTCTGACCGAGCGCATCAACGGCGTGGTTTACGAGCTGGTCACGACGGGTGATTTTACGATTGCGTCAGGCGTGGGCAGCGCACTGGTGCCGGTCAGGGCAACACAGGCCGGGGCCGCGTACAACCTTGCGCCGGGGTATTTCCGCATCCTGCCGGTGGCCGTGTCCGGTATCACGCACGTTGAAAGCGAAGAAGACTGGCTGACGGTGCCGGGAGCAGATGAAGAAAGTGACGACGAGCTGCGCGAGCGCTGCCGCAATCAATTTAACCTGGTCGGCAACTATCACACCGACGCGGTGTACCGCTCAATGATCGCCGGGGTAGTGGGGCTGAGCATTGACCGCATTTTCTTCCTGCATGACGCACCGCGCGGGCCGGGAACGGCAAACGCGTATCTGCTTCTGGATTCGGGTGTGGCATCCGGGCCGTTTATTACGGCGGTAAATGACTACATCAACACGCAGGGCCACCACGGCCACGGTGACGATATGCAGTGCTTCGGCATGCCGGAAACGCAGCACGATCTGAACGTGGTGCTGTATCTGAAAGACCCGGACAACATGACGCAGGAGAATCAGGCGCTGCTGAAGAGAAACGCCGGAAATCTTATCCGCTGTGCCTTTAGGGAAAACGCGGATTACACCGTCAGGAAAACGTGGCCATACGGGCGCTTTTCGTTCTCAAACCTCGGGCGGGAAATTCATAAAACCTTCCCGGAGGTGGATTCCATCGCCTTTTCACTGGCGGACATTGTGAGCGAATTAAGCGTGCCGCGCCTGAAGAGTCTGAATGTGAGCATTGAACATGACTGATTTCATGAAAAAGCTGGCCGGGCTGAGTTTGCCAACGTGGATGAAAAAGGGTGAGCCGGAAAAGCTGCTGAAAGCGGCGCGGAAATTCTGGGCGCTGGTTTACGGCTGGGTAACGTGGCCGGTGAGCCAGTTCGATCCGCTGACCTGCGCTGAACCGCTGCTGAACCTGCTGGCCTATGACCGCGATATCACCCGCTTCAACGGTGAACCGCTGGCGCTGTACCGCAAGCGGGTGGCTTATGCCTTCATCAACGCACGGGATGCCGGTTCGGTGGCGGGGTTTATCAGCATCTTTGAGCGGCTGGGTATCGGATATGTTGAGTTGCTGGAGCGCCAGCCGGATATCGACTGGGACGTGATTATTGTTCGCGTGACTGACAGCCAGATAGCCGATAACGCGCAGCTTTTGATTCAGATAATCCGGCAGTACGGCAGAACCTGCCGCCGCTATCAGTATGAAGTCATTACGTCAGAGCATTTTTACATTCGGGCCGGGTGGGACCAGGGCGAATACGTTGTATATCCGGCAAAGCTTGCCGGTACGGAAACCGGCAGCGCAACGTTCAGCGCGAGTATTAAGGAGTAGTTATGTCACAGACCGTTATCACCACGGCTTTTGAGCAGTGGAAAGCACGCCAGGCTGAAAGTGGCGAACCGGTTTTACTGGATGAATTTATTTTCGCAAGCGTGCCGGGATTAGACCCGAACGCGCCCATTGACCGCAGTGAAGGCATTCCCCCGGCGGCGCAGATTGTGCACCGTCAGCCCGTAAATCGTAAGGGCGTGGTAAATGACAATGCGGTGGTGCACTCCGCCGTACTGGGCGCTGACGTGGGTGATTTCACGTTTAACTGGATTGGCCTAGTGAACAAAGTCAGCGGCACGCTGGCCATGATTGTGCACGCACCAGAGCAGCAGAAGCTGAAGACCAAAGACGGCCAGCAGGGGAACGTGCTTACCCGCTCTTTCCTGATGGAATACAGCGGCGCGCAGCAGGAAACCGGCATCAGCACACCGGCGGAAACGTGGCAGATTGACTTCACGGCGCGCATGGCGGGAATGGACGAGCGTCAGCGGCTGGAAAACACAGATATTTACGGCCCCGGCGCGTTTTTTGGTGACGGCTGGCTGGTCGGCAAATCTGGCAGTCAGTATTACGTTACACGCGGTGCGGGTTACGTGGGCGGGCTGCGCGCGCAGCTGGACGCGAACCAGAATATTACCGTGGGCGTAAAGCCGGTAAAAGTCTGGCTGGACGTGTGCTGGAGCGGCGCGCTGACCAGCGTCTGGGGTGTTCAGAGTGTCGTCACCGTTGCCGACGACTTAACCGGCTATGAGCAGAACGGGGTGAAACACTACGTATTCCCGCTGGCAAGCATTGATTCGGCGGGGGTAATAACCGATCTGCGTCCTAAAGGGAGCCTGAGCGATCAGCAGGCGAACAGTGATTTTGTGCGCAAGGATAAAAATCTGGCTGACTTAAACGATAAAGCGAAATCACGTGAATCGCTGAGCGTTTACAGCAAGCAGGAAGCTGATACAGCCGATAAGAAGTCGCTGGATGCAGCGCAGCAGGCAAATGAAAATGCCAGTAACCGCGTCGCAAAAAATGGCGACACGATGACCGGGCCGCTGACTTCAACCTATGTGGATGCGCTGAGGCTTAGGCAGACTAAACGGTCATTCATTTTTCGTTTTGATGGAAGCAACTTTTATTTGCTGAAAACAAAGGAAAACGATCCTGATGGCTCATGGGATGACGCGCGGCCAATTACCGTCAACGCGAATAGTGGGGAGGTGTCACTGGGGCCAACCCGAGTTAATGGAGACCTTCGCGTTGGCGACAAGGGCGCATGGATGGCGTCGGACGGCAATATATGGGGAACCCGATGGAATGCTAACGGACAATGGCTGTGGGATGCCATTAGTCAGAATATTCAGAGCGTCTTAAACAGGGCAAACGACGCATGGAATAAAGCGAATGACGCGCAGGTTAACCGCGTCACGGCTGGTTGGGTAGATGGTAACTATCTGCCAAGAGGGCAGAGCGAAAACACGATCGGCACGTTCGTTATGGCGTGGAGCAACACCGGAAATGTGGATTTCAACACGGTGGTTTCGGGAGGAAATCTTTTCCCGTCAACGGCTGACGGCAGTCACGTGGGGTGGAGCCTGCCGGGCGCATGGCGCTGCTGTGGAGCCATGAGAACAACTAACGATGCGCACCGCGTATCGCTGTGGCAGAGGGTGGCATGATGACAGAAGTCTCAGACGTAGAAATTAATATTGATGTTAGAAAGCCGCGAAGCGTAGACACGGATATTTCTGTAGATGTGGATATAAGTATTAACGGCGCTGATTTTATCCCCTTTACGGCAATGCCGGGTGACAGTGCAGGCCATGAAATTTACCTCAAGGCGCTTAACGGTGATTACGGAAAAATCACGCTTTCACCGGGGCCGGATTATCTCTGGTCAGGGCGCAAATGGGTTGCCAATCAAATTACTGATTCAGTAAACGAACCAGAGTTGATTAAACAGCAACGACTTGCTGAAGCATCGGCAGCTATCGCACCCTTGCAGGACGCGGTTGATCTGGGAATGGCCACGGATGCCGAAATCGCTATGTTGCAGGCATGGAAAACCTATCGTGTATTGCTGAACCGCGTCGATACAAGTAAGCCCGTATGGCCGGAGGTGCCAGGTGTGGCGTGAGGCCCGGCTGGCTTTTTCAGACGCCGTAGCGGCGGCTGATTGTTCCATTATTCCCGCGCATCCGTGGATATACGGGCTTGGCCAGCCGACAGAAAATGGCGTTTACCTGAGTCCGGGAAATGCCATCAACTGGCTGGCAGCAAAGCTTGCTGGATTGAGCGGTCAGGCCGAGGTGATTATTTTCATGGTGTCTGGTCAGACGCACGCAAACTTTATGTCTGCACTGGTCGGGCTGGCTGATGTATTTCCGGCACCGGCGTTTACACAGGCTAAGCGTCTGGCCATGTCTTCAGCCACGCTGGCGCTGGATAAAATGCAGATCCCCGCGCGTACTGCCAGCGCAATACCGCCATCCGTACCGCTTTCTGTTCCAACAAGCCGCACGGCGCTGGCCGCCGCAGCAATACGCCGCGCGCAGGATGATGCCGTAGCCGGTGTGAGCCTTGAGCAGGTAAAGCAGCAGTTAAGCGCGTTCGGGCAAAAACGTGATGCCATGCTGGCAGACATAGCTGCAGGTCTGGGGGATCTTCAGGGAAAAAGTGCGCGGGCATGGGTATTTACCGGGCAGGGCGCTTTGACCAATACACTGGTGCAGCTGCAAAAGGACATCCCGCAGCCTTCTGCCGTTTATACGGCGGCCATGATGCTGGTCGGGGACAATCTTGAAGGAATAAGGAGCATGATCCATGAGTTCGAACCCGACGCTGGCGCTTAACGGTGAAGGCATCCCGCTTAAAAATATGCGTGTAACGGTGTCCATGCAGATTCAGGACAAAGACCAGTCCGGACAGACCAGCGCTACGACGAAGGCAGAGCAGGGCGTAAAGGGCAAGGAACTGCGCATTTCAGGCGAAATCGGCTTCAGCAATGCCGCTTTGCTTAAACGAATTTTTGAACTCGCTTCGGCAGCGGATGCCAGCGGAGTGCGCCAGAAATACCGCGTCGCGCATGAGGTCGCGCGCGCCGTGAGCTTTCGTGAAGCGACGTTTACCGGCAACGTCGATGCGCCGCAGCAGGAAGGCAAAATGGCATGGCTGGTAACGTTCACGCTCACCGAGCACGTCAGCGTGCAGGAAAAGCGGGAAGCGAGGGCCAGCGGAAAAACCACGGCCACCAAGCAGACCGGCGGCGCAACGGCTGGCGGTGGAAACACAGCAGGCGAAAGCGAAGAGAAAATGACGTGGTTTGAGCGCAGGGTGCTTAAGCCGGTCAACGATGCACTGGAATAACGATGAAATCTTTAATCCGACTTTATCTCTCAACCGATGAGGTACATCTGGCTGATGCCAGTCTGGTGCTGGAGCTTAACAGCTGTGGCCGGGGCTTTATTACCGCGCAGACCCAGACCGATTACACCGGCAAAATGGTGCGCATCGACGTGGGCTACCCCTCGCTGGTTCTGCGCTGGTTTACCGGCTACGTTGAGCGCTCGCAGCCAGCGGAGAGCGGCTTTCAGCGCCTGTTTGTGCGTGAGGTGTGCGGCGTGTTTGATCGCAACTGGCCGTGCTCTTTTCAGCATCCCACGCTGCGCCAGATTGCCGCCTGGCTGGAAGAAAACAGCGGACTTACTTTCAGCGTGCCGGATGCCGCTTACAGTGATAAGCCTATCCCACACTTTACGCACAGCGGCACCGGCTTCCAGCTGCTGGGCAATCTGGGCAAAGCCTTCGGTATTAACGATTACGTCTGGTATCAGATGCCGGACGGCGGCGTATACGTGGGCGGGGCGGAAAAGTCGCTGTTTGCTGGCAAGCCGGTAGACGTGCCGGCTGAATTCAGCCAGGGCGCGGCGGGCGGCAATTCAATGATTGTGCCGCTCATCCAGAGCGTCAGGCCCGGCGTTGAGCTGAATGGCCAGCGCGTGACGAAAGTGCAGCTGAATAACGACACCATGACGATCACCTGGACGCCGCGCAACCGAACAACCGGGCAGGCGTTGCAGAAGACGCCCATTCAGCGTCAGATTGAAAGTCAGTACCCGGAGCTGGCCAGCGGCCTGCATCTGCCTAAGTTTGCGCGAGTAGTGGCACCCAGCGAAACAGTGAAAAGCGGTAACTTTGCCGACCCGTTCAGGCCGCGCTACGCCGTTGATCTTCAACTGCTGGACGCCGACGGCAAGCCGGACGGCACCACGCCGGTTTATCCTGCCGTACCGCTGCCCGTGCCGATGGCCGGTAATGACTCTGGCATGTTCCAGTTTCCGCCTGAAGGCACGCTGGTTGAGGTCGGATTTAACGGTGGGCGTCCCGATAAGCCGTTTGTGCGTCAGACCGTGCCGGACGGCACCAGCCTGCCGGACGTGAAGCCGGGCGAGCAGCTACAGCAGCAGCGCGAAGAGGTATCACAGCGCGTCACGCAATCAGGTGACTGGGAGCGAAAAACCGATCAGGTTATTCGGGAAACCTCTATGGCGCGCGAGGTGAAGGCCGACAGTGAAACGCGAGAGCTGGTAAGCCGCGAAACGACGGTGAAGGCCGCCGACAAAACTACCGTGATTGGCACTGCCACGCTGCTGGCAGGTGCCATTCAGCAGGTCACAACGGGAAGTTACACCACGGGCGTTAAGGGCGATCAGCTGATTACAGTGGGCGGTAACGCTGAATCTGACATCACAGGAAATGCCGTAATCACTGTAGGAAAGGAACTGGTTGAGAAGATTGGCCAGCTAAGGCAAAGCGTTGCCGGTACGCGTCAGGAGATTATCGCGCCTGTGGTCTGGATTGGTTCAGAGCAAATCAACGTGGCGCAGCTGATGCTGGACACCGTTGCACTGGTGCAGCAGTTGGCGACACAACTGGCCAGCCATACGCACCCGTCTACCGGGCAGCCAACCAACAGCGCCGCAATAGGACAGTGTGCCACGCAGGCTACGGCGCTGGCCGCGAAATACTCGCCCGTCATAGGTTAATCACCATCACTTTTAGCCCGCTTACTCAGCGGGTTTTTTTATGCCTGTCACCAGACCGCACAGAACGCCTTCAGAGCGCCGCAAAGATGCAACCATTCGACGTATTACCTTCAATCAGATCGCATGCACAGCGTTGCGCTGGCGCAGCCACAGCCCGACAAAATAAACGTCTCACCGACAAAAACGGCGCTACACCGCACCCGCCTGCGGTTTTTGCATCATAAAAATTTTTCAGTTTTATTTTTATACAAACCAATATTGCAGAGCGTGCTGCTGCTGGCTTTCTGCTGGATTTCGGCAACTGAAAGCATTGAAAAGAATTTCAGTGTTTTTCAGTTTTCTGGATCTCAAATGGATCTCGATTGAAATTTATGTGCATGAAATTTATGGTGATTATGTGTTTTGCGTCAGTTTGCGGATCACACATGGATCTAAGATGGCGAACGCAGCGCAACGGCTAAACCCAGATGCGGCAAGACTTGAGCGGGGATTGCTAACTTGTTAAGAACTGAAAAGCATAATAATTAAATTCTGTTTTTCCATACAACAAATGGATTTGCATGAGGGCAACATAATGTGGCGGTTTACCATTAATGGAGCACTTTTTATATTGATGGCAAGAGCAAAATTGAGCGAAATTAGTTTGTTAAAACCAAACTGGAAACGGCGTTTCCGCCGTCATAAAAATGAATAAATTATTGGGTGGCAACTAGTATACGGTCTTAGAGATTTTATCAACTCCGTTAATAAAATCACTTACTTCATCCTTACTAGGCTCTCGTTCTTTATTATGATCACATAAATTCCGAATATCACCTAAATGTTGAATAAAACGCCATGTAGGAGTATCAATGGTTTCGTTGTCTTTAAGCGACTGGTTATATTCCGAGATAGAAGGGTGCGCTTTTTTAGGTTTAATATTGTGAAGTGCACATACATGAGATAGATGTTTTTCAAGGATAACGCCAGTCACAGCCCCTGCTGCACGTACAAATCCTTTTTTATTTAACTCTCTGGCAGTATCTAATTCCGATTCGAATATATCAGCTTGAACGATATCTTTTATATCGAAAAGAACACTATTAAATCTCTCACGAGCGGAGGACAATATTTTATATTGAATCTCCATCTTTTGGATGGCATCTGAGGGGCCCCGCTTTACTACGCCTGAAACAGTTGTTTGCAAGCCCAAAAGATAATCGTTAATAGAGTAATTTATATAAGTTACTTCTTTTCTTTTAGGGTCGCCTTTATAAAGCGATTCAAATTCTGCAAGCCGTTCTTTAATCAACTGCGACACTACACGATATGCTTTTGTGTACCAACGTTGATACTCATTGGCGAAAACAACTATTTCATATCCTTTTTTTAGATAATCTTCCAGTTCTTCTTTGCTAATCTGACCGCATTCATCCACCATCGAATAATATAACTGAAAGCCCATTTTGTTTAGTTGCTTAAGTTCATCTTTTAATTTTTCGAACTGATTAGCCATGACATTTCCTTATAGTCTGAAATATTAACTGAACAATCAAGGAGGGTGGCCTAACTTGCGTTAGGCCAGATTTGTTACGCTATCATCGACGCAAATATGCTACAAGAAAGGCGCTTACCGGGATTACAAGCAAAGGATGCAATCCAATACTTGCTAATGCCATGATAAGACCACTCATAGCACAAATACGCTTTGAAAGCAGATCTGAGCCCTTTTCGAAAGTGTTCATCGAAACTCCTAGAGGTTGCCTTAATGGGGCACTCAGATCCGTAGCACTTTCTTCATTTTCAGTTAAACGGCTGCTACGACCCTACTGTATGCCACTAATGCCAGCATTATTTGAATGACTCAAAATTGACTGTCGCCATTTTGCCGCCATCTTAATAGAAAAAGGGTTACGCTGGAACGTAACCCTTTGATTTGTTTGGTGGAGCTGGCGGGAGTTGAACCCGCGTCCGAAATTACTACACCGTCGGCACTACATGCTTAGTCAGTTTTTACATTCGCCGGTTAGCTGCGAACAGACACGCCACTAACAGACTAGCCTGATTGGATTTAACGCTTCAACCCCAGGCAAGGCATCCACACGATCTCTTTTGGGTTTGACCTCTCTTGATCCCCGTCTTAAGAGCGGAAGCTAGGGAGAGAGGGCTTCAAAGCAGGTTATTAAGCTGCTAAAGCGT